ACATGAGAAGGTTCTATAACAGGATATATTCCTAAAGCTGCTCTTTCTTCATCTGTCCATATTGTAAATATTTGAGAAGAATAACGTACATTATTTAATACTAAAGATTTTTTTTGCCTATAGTATTCTACTATGTTATTATCTTCTACTCTTGCCCACATATTATTCTCCTTTATCTAGCTGTAGCATATTTTAGTGGATTTTCTGCAAATGCTGCAAATATATAAGTTTCTGCTACATTTGGATCTGTAGCTATTCTACATTTAAATCCATTAGAAAGTATATCAATCATATCTGTTGTAGCTTCTGCATCTGTCTCATTAGCTTGTAATTCATTATTATCAACATTATATCCAATTCTTTCATTATCAAATATTTGCCAATCACTTGTTGAATCTAGTGATTTAGTCATAATCCAAGTAGGTCTAAATCCACAATAGACATATGTACCATTAGCATTCCCATTTCCTTCATAGCTTCCTAATCTGGAAAATCCATCTTTATTAGAAAAACAAAATGCTATTAAATTTTCACCATTAGTTCCTAATCCATCTGTATAATTAGTACTAAATACAGTAGCAGTAGGAGCAGACATAGAGCCATTACCAGATTTATCTGCTTGAGCAGCAGTACTTTGTAAATTCAGTCCATAATTCCAACTTGTTGCTCCTGTATGAAATACCCACCAGTTACCAGTAGTACTTGTAGATTTTGTTATAAACATTGCTGGAGCTGCAGATAAACCATGTCCTATTAACTTTACTCCACTTCCTGTAAGAGTTCCAGTCCATGATAAAATACTAATTCCTCTATCATCATCAACTTCTACTGTAGAATCAATATCACCTTCTGTATTGGTACTTGTAGTTCCTCCATTAGCCACCCATTTATAATTAACATAAGTATCACTACTAGCATTAACTTGACCATAAGCTGTTAATGTTAGAGTAGTTGCAGTTGGATCAGCAGTATAAGGACCACTAGCACCTTGATTAGCATTCCAAGCACCAGTAGAATTAAATTCTCCAAAAGAATCATAATCACCACTATTATATGCTTGTGTCCAAACATTCCAACCATTAGCTGAATTTCTTTGTTTAATAACACTTAAAGAAGGTTTTTTTGCCATAGCTATTGTCATTTCTCTACCAGAATTACCATCACCTGTCCAAAGTGTATTAGCAAAATAATTAACTGGACCTTTTTCATCTGCTGGATCTGCTGCTGGAGTTGTAAGATTTGCTGCACATAAAGCTACAAATCCAGAAGGTGGATTATAATAAAAGTCTCCATAGCCATTACCATCAGCAGCTCCTTCTGAACCTGTTTTTGTTCCTGCAAATGAACTATCTTGTCCAAAATTAAAGTGCATAGCTCTAGATGCACCAGACCAATTACCAAAAGAAGGATACCATGTTTTAGTAAAATCTAAAGCAGTTGTTACAGATCCTCCAGAACCTCTAGCTGGACTTGATCCATCTGCTGGATCTCCTGTTATCCAATCAGGATTACCTGATGTACCATCTTCTCCATTAGAAAACCATATTTTTCCATTATCTACATCAACAGCTATTCCAACTATTTCTCCTGAATTATAATCAGGTCCATATGGAGCAACTGCATGAGTTCCATCAGTAATTCCTGAATGTAAAGTCCCATCATTATCACGACCATAATATCCTATATGATCTGCACCTGGTCCACTTCCAGGATCATTATATCCAAATGCAGTAGAAGAATTACACATATCATTAGATATTCCTAATTCTAATCCAGATGGACTAGAAGTAGGACAATAAGCTTCCCAATACCATTTTCCTCCTTGGGCAGCAGTTAAACCAAAAGTAGCTATTTGTCCATAGTCTGCTGCTGCTGTTAATAAATTACCTTCTGTACAAGTTCCTGATTCTGTTCCTCCTCCTTGTTGTCCTAAAGGATTTAATACACAAAAATTACCACCATTAGAAGTACCATCAAAAGTGGGAGAGTCTAACATTTGATCTGTAGCTGCTAAACCAGATGGAGTAAAATCATTATTATTTCCTGATGAATCATTACCTAAATCACCAGATGATTCAAATTTTAGATAGAAACCTCCATTGCCAAAAGTAACAGCACTACTAGCATCTTTGGGAATCCAGACACCATTTTTAGTTTCACCAAATGTACTAGGTGTATATGCTATTCCATCAATTCCATATGCTTCTGCTAAATATCCTTTTACATTACCTGAACTATTCCAAGTCTGGTATCCAACTGCTACTTTTCTCCCATCAGCAAACATGTAACTTTCTTGATCTTGAGATGGATAAGTAGAGTCAGATAAATTAGTTACTTGTGTACCATTAACATACATTTTTAATCTATTAGAAGCAGTAGCTTGTGAAGTATCCCATAATGCAAGAAAATGATACCAAGCACTAGTATCACGAAATAAATCTGTACTAACAATACTTCCTACTTGTGAAGAACCATCATAAATATTTAATCTCATAGTATTATCGTCTAATATTCTAAAATTTAGTTCTTTATCTCCACTACCATTTCCAGATGTAAACATAGAATCTGCATTACCATTTGCACTTTTTTTAAACCATACAGATAAAGTTCCAGTTGTTGTGCTAGTAGGACTTCCACTATAAGTTCTTTCTAAATATTCTGCTCCATTTAATCTACAACTCTGATCTATCTGATATGTATAGAAATCTGTACTTTCAGCAGCTTTAGCTACTGCTGCAGCCATTAAATGATTTTGAAAAACACCCACTATCCATACTCCTTTGATAATATTGCTTGTATTTTACCACCTACTCCATCACTTGAAGCAGATACTATTATATAATCTAATCTATCAGTTGCTCCATTAGATGTTGACATGGTTGGATCTGTAGCTGCAGGAAATAACCAATCAGCATGATATGCCATAGTACCACTTCCTCCTTGTTGTACTAAGAAAATACTACCTGTTTGTCCTGTTCTACATCCAGTAGGTTGGGCTAATGTGTGTGCTGCAGTAACAGATGTACTAAAGTTTTGAGCAGTACCAAAAGCTAATGATACAGAGGTTACACCATTAATAGCTGTTGCACATACAACTGCTGCTGCACTCTTTGTTAATTGTAATTGTCCTTCTAAACTTGTATTACCAGATACTCTTATAGTACCTAAGAATCCTGAATTACCTGCTATTGTAGTTGTACTACCTACTTTTAATGTTCCTGTAAGTGTTGTATTACCAGCTACTGTTAAAGTACTAGCAAGATGTACAGCTCCTCCAACAGATAGTGTACCTCCAACACTTGCATTACCTGCTACAGTTGCAGTACCACCAACAGCTAGATTACCTACTAATACTGTATTACCACTTACACATACGTCATCATCAAACTCTGCTTTACCTACTACTGTAAGTGTACTTAATAAATTAGTAGCACCTCCAACAGATAAAGCACCAGCTATTGATGCAGCTCCTCCTATTGTTGTAGTACCACCAACTGCAAGATTTCCTACTAAAATACTATTACCACTTACGCAGACATCATCATCAAACTCTGCTTTACCAACTGCAGTTAATGTACCTCCTATACCTAAATTACCTGTCATGGTTGTATTACCAGCGACAGTTAATGTAGATGCTAAATGAACTGCTCCACCTACTGATAATGCTCCACCTATTGAAGCAGCTCCAGCGACTGTTGCAGTACCACCTACAGCTAAATTACCTACAAGTACTGTGTTACCTGATACACAAACATCATCATCAAACTCTGCCTTACCTACACCAGTAAATGTACCACCTACACCTAAATTACCTGTTATAGTAGTATTACCTGCTATAGTTACAGTAGATGCAAAAGTTGCTGCACCTCCTACTTTAAGAGTTCCAGTTAGTGTTGTATTTCCTGCAACTGTCAAAGTACTTGCAAGATGTGTTGCTCCTCCTACACTTAATGTACCTCCTACAGATGCATTACCTGCTATTGTAGCTGTACCACCAACTGCAAGATTTCCTACAAGAATACTATTACCTGATACACATACGTCATCATCAAATTCTGCTTTACCTCCAACAACAAGAGTACTTGCCATACTTACTGCATCTTGTAAATGAGTTTCTCCAGCTACTGTAGCAGTACTAGCAAATGTAGCAGCTCCTCCAACTTTAAGAGTACCTGTCATTGTAGTATTACCTGCAACAGTTAATGTTGAAGCTAGATGTGTAGCTCCTCCTACACTAAGAGTACCACCTACTGAAGCATTACCTGCAACTGTGGCTGTACCTCCTACTGCTAAGTTTCCTACTAATACTGTATTTCCAGAAACACATACATCATCATCAAACTCAGCTTTTCCTACAGCAGTAAATGTACCACCAACTCCTAAGTTAGCAGTTAATGTTGTATTACCTACAATAGTAGCAGTACCTCCAACATAAAGAGTACCACCTATTGTAGCATTATTAACTGATATATTTCCTCCTACATCAGCAGTAATTCCTGTTAAATTAGAACCATCTCCATAATAAGCACTTGCACAAACTTTAGCATTTGCTGCTTGAACATTAGCTCCTGCTATTGTTACAGTACCACCAACTACTAATCCACCTGATACAGATACATCATCTTCAAATTCTGCTTTACCAGTTATATTAGATGTACCACCTATAGATACATTACTTGCAACTGTTAATGTACTTGCAAGATTAACAGCTCCTCCTACACCAAGTGTTCCTGTTAATGTTGTATTTCCTGCTACAGTTAGAGTAGATGCTAAATGTGTTGCACCACCAACAGATAATGTACTCTTTAAATGTGTAGCACCTTCAACTGTTGCTGTAGATGCAAAGTTAGCTGCTCCACCAACTCCAAGAGTTCCTGTTAATGTTGTATTTCCAGCTACAGTTAAAGTTGAAGCTAAATTAACAGCACCACCAACTCCTAATGTACCAGTTAATGTAGTATTTCCTGCTACAGTTAATGTTGATGCTAAATGTACAGCACCACCAACAGATAAAGCTCCTCCAATAGAAGCAGCACCTGCAATAGTAGTTGTACCTCCTATATTTACATTTCCAGAAACTGATACATCATCTTTAAATGTTCCTGCTCCTACAACTGTAACTGTACTTCCTAAATTAGTAGCACCTCCAACACCTAATGTTCCTGTAAGTGTAGTATTACCTGCAATAGTAACTGTTGAAGCAAATGTAGCAGCTCCACCTACTTTTAATGTTCCTGTTAATGTAGTATTACCTGCTACAGTTAAAGTACTTGCAAGATGTGTTGCACCTCCTACAGATAAAGTTCCTCCAATAGATGCATTACCTGCTATTGTAGTAGTTCCTCCTACAGCTAAATTACCAACAAGTATTGTATTACCACTTACACATACATCATCATCAAATTCTGCTTTGCCAGCAACAGTTAATGTTGAAGCTAAATTAACAGCTCCACCTACACTTAAAGTACTAGCTAATGATGTTGCTCCTGCAATAGTTACAGTAGATGCAAAATTAGAAGCTCCTCCTACAGATAGTGTAGATGCTAATGATGTAGCACCTGCAACTGTTAATGTTGATGCTAGATGAGTAGCTCCACCAACTGATAAAGCTCCTCCTATACTTGCTGCTCCAGCTATAGTAGTTGTTCCACCTATATGAACATTACCACTTACTGATACATCATCTTTAAAATGTGAATAATCTGCTACAGTTAATGTACTATTTAATCCTACAGCACCTACAACAGATAATGTTCCACCTATTGATGCATTATGTGTAACTCTTAATGAAGATACAGATACATCTCCTGATGTGGGAACATTAGTTAAATTTGAACCATCTCCAAAGAATGCTGAAGCACATACTTTATCAGCAACAAAAGCACCTGTAACTGTTAGATTACTAACATTAAATGTACTAAAGAAAGCTGAAGAAGCACATACAGCTCCTTGTATTTTAAGATCACCAGATATAGAAGCATTTTCTGTTACACCAAAAGATCCTGTAATATTTACAATACTTGTAGAAATCTGCATAGCTGTATTTGTACCATCACCAGTTTCTACTTGTACTAAATCATTTGTTACTCCAGTATTAGTACTTACAGCTACTTTTAATAGCTGCTTATAACTTTGTGATATTTGTTTTCCTGTAAGTTCTGTCATATTGTTTGCCACCACTTATCTTCATCTTCCCAATTTACAGCGACATTCTGCCATTCAAGGTTTCTGCCACCAGTATCAGGACGAGGATTTCTTATTGTTGGATCATCTCTCACATCTGGAACTTTATTTTGAGGATGATTTTTAAAATCATATGCACCTTCCCAACATGTAGGACAAGTGACCATACGATAACTATTTAATTTCATTACTCTATGTGGATATACAAAACCACATGTATCACACATAGCTAGAGCATTTTTATTGGAAGCCATTAGACATAACCTATTTTAGGTCTAAAATAGATACTTGCTCTTTCTCGATCTTCCTCCATTGCTCGCATTAATTTTTCTTCATAATTCATTTTTAACATTTGTATTCTATCTGTAGGAATACCAGGATTTTTCATAGATAAATAATATGCTAAACCACATGTTAAAGGTGGAAGAAATCTTACTGGTACATCTGCATTTTGATCTGCAGATTTATTTACATCTTCTAATTGCCTAATTCCTTCTACTTTTAAAATACCTGTAGAATTATCTGGAATAGGATAAAGATGTATTGTAGGATTATCTACATCACGTTTAATTGTATATTGAGAAGGTCTTCCTGTTTGAGATTTATTAGGAATAATAGTATATTCTTCAAAAGAAATTCTTTGTAATTCAAGATCTGAACTACTTGTATTTGCTGCATAAGTAACTTCTAATGCGTCTGTTACTGAATCAGCTAGTGCATAAGTTGTTGTACTAGTTGAAACAGTAACAGCAGTTGTAAAGGTAGTCCACAATAATACTCCTCTATTCTGCCAATCATTTAACATTAAGTTAATAGATCTACGAGCAGATTTAGGAGTATGACCAAGTGTTTCTTCGCCACCAATCATTTCAGTAGCTTCTTGAATAACTTCGTCAATATCTAAATTAAAGTTATATGTACCTGATCTTGCCATGAGAACTTACTTCTTTTCTCGTAACCAAAATCCTAATACACCTGCAACTCCACATCCTACTAAAACAACGCTTTGCCATAAATCAGCAGGAACATGAAGTCCTACCATTGCAAGGACAGCAGCTATTGCTGAATAAGATGATGGTTCTTTAAATCGTTCTGTTATTGCGTTCATTTTACTTTTCCTTCTTTTATTATTTTACTCCAATATTAGATACTTCATTTAAATTAGTTTTAAATGATTCTCCTTCAGGATATTTCTCATCTGTTACAGCTTCTATAGGACCACCATGTACTTGAGGTCCTTTACGAGCAGCACCAAATCCTTGACCAGTTGGTTTCCCATTTATCTTTTCAAGATCTGGAGGTCTTTGTAATATTGTATGTGGTCCTAACATTTTATTTTTTTCCTTTTCTTTTTCGTTTTTTACCAGCAGAAGCTAGTTGTTGAAATTTTTTCTTTCCATATTTTTTACGTCCTATCCAAGCAGCAAGTGCTTTAGAACCTGTTTTCTTTACTAAATCTTTAAATCTTTTTCCACTTCCAAGTTTACCTTTAACTTGTTTACTTATCTTTGCTCTACTTACTGCCATATCTAGCTTTACCCCATCCTCTGGGTTTCTTTTTAATTTTCTTTCTTTTCTTTTTTACTTGTCCACCTTTTTTCTTAGTAGATAAAATTTCATCTAAATTGTCTTCATATAATCTTCTTAATAAACTTCTAACAGAAGGTTCGACTTCTCTTTCTGTCGCATCCATTGTATTTTCTATATCTGCTAAAGATTCTGTTGTTCTTCTTTTTCTTAATGCTTTACCTTTCGTATTCATAGGATCATGGAATAAACCTGTTAAAGATCTTATAATATGTTGTGGAGATCTTTTATGTTCCAATCTCTCTTTTGCCATTAAATTTTTATGAAAATCTATTAAACGAGACATTAATTTGCTCCTTGTATAACTGGATTAGGTCCACCAGTAGGATTAGTAGCTGTTTCCATATCATCTTGTCTAGTTCTTCTAGCTTGATTTCTTAAAGCATCTATAGAATTTTTATATTTACCTTCCCAAACTTGAATAGTATTAAAATCTTTTATAAAATAATTAGCTTCTATCATACATGCATTAAATAAAGCATTATAACAAAACTCACTAAAGTAATTAGAAGTTGTT